ATAAAATATTCATTTCTGTGGTGGCAAAAACAAACGCGTATAAAAACAGTCTTTCGAGCAGTTTTGGTCTTTTGACAGCGTTCGTTGTACCACGAATTAATGATTGTGAGGCAAGCAAAGAAGCAGGTGGCGAGTAGAGTGCCATCCCATTTGGAGTAATCTCCAGCAGTTCCATGCGAACCAACCTCTAACATTCGTTTGATCATATAATGCCACTCAAGTGAGCCTTTATTTATGCCAATGGCAGAAAAAGTGCGCAATCGAGACGCATACATATGTGCAAAGAATGATAGGAAAAGAGTTCGAGAAAGAATAGTGAGTGATAGAGGTGCGACGGAGAACATTCTGCCCTTTGTGATTTTGGCAATAGGGCGACGTTCATCTTTGATAGTATCGATGAATTGGTCAGTGTTCGCAATTCCAGAGTACAGTTCTTGTTGTACAGTCTTGAGTTGCTCTATTAAAATTGGATTTTCAGGTTCGTATGTGTTATCGTTTCTCTTCTTGAAAAGCTTTCGCTTGGGTCCCTTGAGCGTGTTTGAAAGCGCAAAAGGGTAACCAGCAGAGGGTTTCATAGCAAGAGGATCGACATAGGGAACACCGGGAATTCCATTAATAGATTCGTCAATAGTTAGAACGCGTTTCGGCGATTTTGAGACTTGGGCATTTAAATCTTCTAAAATGCTTTGGGCAGCTATATCCACTAACGTGGAATCTAGTTGGGCAAAGGATTGTGAATATTTATTCATTCCGAGTGTTAAGGGATGAACGCCATTTAGTCGAGGGTCGTAAGGATTTAAGATAGCCGGTTCAGTAGTATGTTGAGAAATGAGGTCAAATAAAGGAGAAGGCGCGAGATCGGTTTTGGTTGGAGCATGTACTTTCTGTTCACATATAGCGATAGGTCTTAGAGATCCAGTGTGTCGAACAGTGGACACTCGGGGATCTCCAAATCGTTTTTTGAATGAATTTCAGTTCCATCCTCGGCAATAGCAGTAACCTGAAGAGCTTTCTCATGAGGGTATTTTGTTGCCCTCTCAATAATGGGATCGATATTTTCAAATTCCTCAAGTGTTCGAAGAATTTGAGCTTTTGTGACCATAATTCCAAATGCTTGACCTTCAAGAATGCTGTTTCCAGCAGCATGAAAGCCAACAATTCGGTAATTGTCAGCAAGCTTGACCACTATTGGTGAACCACAATCTCCTTTCGAAGATCGATAAGTATAGGCAAATGTGTCATGTTGTTGTGTGACAGCAACTTGTCCAAAAGGAGAGATGTTATATTCAGTTGTCATAAGATCATCAGTCACTTTAGTGTGATGGAGAATAATGTCAATACTCGGATACGTGAGTTGAAAGAAAATAACTTCTTTCTCTTGCAGACGTTCAGCTCCTTCCCATAGATGTTGGACAATGGTGGGGCGTGGTGGAATCGTAATTGGCAATTGGTAAAGACAAAGATCCTTATTATTCTTTGATATGATAGGCATCAAAGATTTAGCCTGAAACTTAAATTGATGGTATAAGCGTCCAGGAATTAAAGGATCTAGTATTTCAATAAGTGTGCCATCTGCAATATAGCGAGATAGGTTTTCCTCCTTGGGATAAAAGAAGTGTTCATTAGTGAGAATAACATTGCCCTTAAGAAAAAGAGCGTTGTTATGTGAAATCATAGTTCCATTAGAAATACG